TTTATTTGACCAGAACGATTCACAGGATCGCTCCCACATCGGCGCCGCTGCCCAAGCGCACCAGGGTGGCCGGTTATGCCCGCGTTTCCTGCGGCAAGGATGAGATGCTCCATTCCCTCGCGGCCCAGGTCAGCCACTACAGCAGGCTGATCCAAAGCAGGCCGGAATGGGAATATGTGGGCGTGTACGCGGACGAGGCGTTGACAGGTACCAAGGACACACGGCCCGAGTTCCAGCGGCTCATCGCCGATTGCCGCGCGGGGCGGACCGATTTAGTCCTGACCAAGAGCATAAGCCGGTTCGCCCGGAACACGGTGACGCTGCTCGAAACCGTCCGGGAGCTGAAAGCCCTCGGCATCGGCGTGCTATTCGAGGAGCAGGGCATCCACACGTTGGGCGCGGATGGTGAACTCATGCTGACCATTCTGGCTGGCTATGCCCAGGAAGAAAGCCTGTCTACCAGCGAAAACTGCAAGTGGCGGATCAGGAAGGATTTCCGGGAAGGCAAGCCCAGCGGACATATTCGCATGTATGGGTACGACTTCAAGGATGGCAAGCTGACCGTGATCCCCAAGGAGGCCGAGGTAGTACGGACGATCTTCGCCGACTACTTCGGCGGCATGGGCAAGCCCGCCATCGTGAAAAAGCTGACGCGGCTCGGGGTACCGACCAAGAGCGGCGGCAAATGGAACGAGAGCACGATTGGAAGCATCCTGGCCAATGAGAAATTTATCGGAGATATGTGCCTGCAAAAGGGCTTCATCGTTGACCACATCACGAAGCGCCACAGGTCGAACCGCGGCGAGCTGCCAAAATATTATGTCGAGGGCTCTCACGAGGCAATCATCGATAAAGACACCTTCGACGCGGTACAGGCCGAGCGGGCACGTCGGGCGGCGAAGGTGAACCGCCCGGTCACGCGCGTGTCCAGCGAGTTTAGCGGAATCATTCGCTGCAACCGCTGTGGGGCACGATTCCGTAGGAGCATTAACGGTGCCGGAACGAAATACGCCAAGGTAACGTGGGCCTGCATGACCTACATCCACCGGGGAAAGGATGAGTGCCCGGCGCGACGGATCCCCGAGGACATCCTCAAGGCAAAATGCGCCGAGGGGCTGGGGCTCTCCGAATACAGCACGGAGGCTTTCAAAGCGAAGGTCGAAGCCATCCATGTACCCGCTGACGGGGCGCTTACCTTTATCCTGCGGGACGGTACCGAATGGACGGTCTCCTGGGAGCATCGCTCCCGCCGCGAAAGCTGGACGGACGAGATGAAGGCCGCTGCCAGGGCAAAGTCAAAGGAGGGCCCCACAAATGGCTAACGTAACGATGATCCCCGCGACCGCGCCGATCCTCTCGGCGCAGGTTGCCTCACCTATGAGAAAGCGGCGGGCCGGAGGCTACGCGAGGGTCAGTACGGATAAGGATGAACAAAAAACATCCTATGAAGCGCAGGTTGACTACTACACCAAACTCATAAAGGGCCGCGCTGATTGGGAATTCATTACCGTGTATACGGACGAGGGGATCAGCGCCACGAGCACCAAAAGGCGCGACGGATTCAACCGCATGATCGCCGATGCCATGGCCGGGAAGCTGGACATCATCGTCACGAAATCAGTCAGCCGGTTCGCCCGCAATACTGTGGACTCGCTTTCGACCATCCGCAAACTCAAGGAAAAAGGCGTGGAGGTTTTCTTTGAGAAGGAAGGCATCTACACGTTTGACAGCAAAGGGGAACTGCTGATTACCATAATGTCGAGCCTGGCACAGGAGGAGTCCCGAAGCATATCGGAGAATGTTACGTGGGGCCACCGGAAGCGGATGGCTGACGGCAAGGTGAGCCTTCCCTACGGACAGTTCCTCGGCTACGAAAAAGGGGAGGACGGCCTGCCTAAGATCGTGGAGGCGGAGGCGGCGGTCGTCCGGTTGATCTTCCGCCTCTGTATGGAAGGCAAGACCCCGTCCGCCATCGCGCGGTATCTTATGAAGCTTGGTATCCCATCCCCGGCTGACAAGAAAACGTGGCAGGTCTCCACGGTTCTGTCGATCTTACGCAACGAGAAGTACAAGGGCGACGCCCTCCTGCAGAAGAAATTCACGGAGGATTTTCTCACAAAGAAGCTGCGGGTCAACAAAGGCGAGGTGCCCCAGTTTTATGTGGAGGGTAGCCATCCGGCCATCATCGAGCCGGACGAGTTCGACGCGGTACAGGCCGAACTGGAGCGCCGAAACGAGCTCGGGCGGCCCATGGGCTGCGGCAGCCCGTTCTCGGCGAAGATCGTCTGCGGTGACTGCAATGGCTGGTATGGCCCCAAGGTCTGGGGAAGCAATACCAAGTACCGGAAGATCGTCTGGCAATGCAACGACAAGTACGCAGGCGATCACAAGTGCCGCACGACCCATGTCACCGAGGCTCAGATCAAGGAACGGTTCCTCGCCGCGTGGAACGGCATGGCGGCTAACCGGGATGAGCTCATCGCCGACTGCCGGGTGGCCAAGGCTGTCCTCTGCGATTGCATGGCCATGGATGCGGAGCTTGCCGAGCTTCAGCGGGAGATCGAGGTTGTTACCGATCTTTCCCGCAAAGCCATTCATGAGATCGCCCACAACGCTGCCGACCAGGAGGGCTTGAACGAGCGGAACAACGGCTACTTGGAGCGCCATCGCAAGGCTACAGAACGTAAAGCGGCGCTGGAGGAGGCCAAACGGAAACGGAAGAGCCGGGCGCGGATCCTTGAGACCTTTATCCGAAACATTGCCGCCAGCCCGCAGGTGCTTACTGAGTTTGACGAGAAACTGTGGACTGCTGCTATCGACCAGGTGACGATGACGCTGGATGATAGTTTTGTGTTTCGATTTAAGGATGGGTCGGAGGTTACGGGATAAATTTTTCCTATCCTGTATAAACATGTAGGTGACAGCAGAGCATGTTTGGGATAAAATATGAGCGGCGAATTGGAAATGGCGAGGAAACGATGATGCAGAGGATCGTGTCGTATGTGCTGCTATGCGTCTTGTGGCTGGCGGGGTTGGGTTCGGACTTTGCCGCGCCGCCCGAAACCGGTCCGTCGGACTGGCCGGACGTGCCTTTCGCGCGGAACGTGGCATCCGGCGAAATCATCTATCTGGGCATGGAGAAGGCCGAGGCCGAAGCCATTACGGGAGAACCGCTGGGGGAGTTAAGGCAAGGTAAAAATATGTATGACTACGAAGACGTTATCCTAGGCTTTCGAGATGATCGGGTGATGTATATCCAGATACCATCCTATGCGGAGCCGCTTTGGGCCGCGAACGGCGTCGTGACGGCCGGTATGCCAACGGATCAAACGCTTGAAGCGCTGGGGATGCCTTTTGAGGTGGGGAGCGATTCATATGACTTACTCTATTTTGAGGACGGTACACGCGCACAGCGGGATTGCAACACGGATCCGGAAGGTCGTAATGACTATCAATGGGCACTCTTTATCACTGCGGGTAGTGAGACCATTCGAAGGCTTCAGATGGGTGACAAGCAGTATTTGCTGACGATGCAATAAGGGAACCCCGAACGAAAGGAGCCTGACACAAATGTTATCAAGATTTTTCTCTGGCAAAAAGAACGGGTTTGTCACGGGGTTGCTGATCATAGCCATGTGCCTGCCGCTTTGTAGCGGCGCGCTGGCCGCGTCCGTTCCGTCCGCGCCGGAGGGCCTCACCGCCGCAGTGGGCAGCGGGCAGGTCGGGCTTATTTGGTTTACGCCGGATGACGACGGCGGCGCGGCCATCACGGGGTATCATGTCTCCATGGACGGCGGGGCGACCTGGATCGATGTGGGGCTCGCGACGAGCTATACCTTCGACGGCTTGACCGGCGGCATCATTTATGTCTTCGCGGTACGGGCAGTGAACGATGCCGGATATGGCGAGGAGGCGATAGTCAACGCGAAGCCCAAGGACGCGAAACCGGACGCCAACGCAACCGGCAACCAACAAGGCCAAGGCCAGGTGATTCCCGGCGGGGGAAGCCGGCGGAGGGATCATTGTGGAACCGCC